TTAACAAGCTCCTTTTAATCTAGGCTTTACAACAGCAGCTGACAAGAGATTTTCTTTTTTGAATACTCTCTTTGCGTTACGCAAGTAACAATAAGCCTTTATAATACTATCGTTCATCTCTATAACCCTAATGATTCTTTGACTAATATTGCCGTTCTCATTAATATAAATGATCTCAATTGGCTTGTTCTGCTCTTGTGATCGTAACAGCATACTGTTCATTGTAAGACCTCCTATTTGTTTATCTTATTTACATTATATACGAACATAGGTTCTATTTAAAGCTATCAAACGAACAAATTTTATTTTACAATAGGGTAAATTACATTAATTGTTACTTAAAAGGGGCGTTTTTAATGAATGAATTGAAAACGTTACTAGGACAACTTATTAATAAAATGTTTTCCTATTTCGGATAAAACAAATATTGATGCAAGGGTTATTATTAGATATGCAAAAGAGAGAGGATTAGTAGACCAGGAGCAATTATTTTTAAAGATTGAAGAGTTATTTTGTGAATAATACTTAAAACAAGCCCCACCAAATAAGGAAGGGCTTGTTCATTATCATTTTATTATTTCAAACCACCAATTTCTTGCATTCAACCAATCTTCCATTTCTTCACGCATCGATGGAGATAATCCTCCAGTAAGAGCAGTTGGATTTTTACCATCAGTGGAAAACTGAACCTCTGCCCACCAACCTTTTTCTTTAAATAATTTTGTGATTTCTTCAACCATTTCTGGAGAAAGTCCACCTGTTCTTATTTGAACTGAATTCGTTTTTTGTGCTGACTTAACAACCTTTTCAACTATCTTTTTACCAGATACAGATTCTGCTAGCGCTTTACATATTTCATTGAATTTAGATTGGTAAATCTCAACATCAGTCTTAGAATCGACAAAACAAACTTCTATAAGAAGAGCAGTTTTAATAGTACCTTTTAAGAAACCTAAATCAGTTCGTTTTTTAGCTCCACGATTCTTCAAACCACTTGCTCTAGAAATTGCAACTGACACTTTTTCAGCAATTGCTCGATTTGAATCACCATAATATAAAACTTCCACGCCTCTTGGATCATTTGTCTTACTGGCAGCATTTAAATGTACTGAAACATCTAGATCTCGATCCTTACTATTATGGTACCTGACAATAGTATTTATATTATCTGTTTGATTTTTGGAAGTATTATCATGAAATTCATACACATTGCAACTTAGTAACTTAAGGTAGTTCGTGACCTTTCCTACGATCTTTCTAGCTTCAGTAACCTCATTTATATATGAATTTGCACCACTAACATACTTACCATGACCTGAAGATATAACTAATTTCATTATTGTTCATCTCCTTTTTCGTTATTAGGTTGAATAACATGCAATTTGTTTAAAATAACTGTCGGTACCTTAACTCCAATTTCAGCGAGATTTTCCACAACTGATAAACCTTCGTTTGCTATATAAAAAAGAACCGTTGCATATGCAATGGCTCCACCAAGGTTTAGAACAACATCAATTATGTTTGCAGCTATAATAGCGCCGAATACTCCAATCTTTCTTGCATAGCCAAACCAAGCAGTACGACTTCGTAGCTTTTTATTTTTTATAGCTTTCAGGACACCTGTAATAATATCTAATCCCATCAAAACTGCTAGTAAATCCAAAAACTTTACGCCACCGAATAAATAAACTTGTACAATTTCTAAACTCATTTAACTCACCCTTTCAAGGCAAAATAAAAAGAGTTCTTTCTAAGAACTCTTTTTTACTTACTTATTAAAACAACACTTTTCGGAAATCACTTTGATCCATGCCAGGTGTATAAACAGGCAATATATTTGGCTTTCCATTATACCAATCCATCCTTATAACATGAATATTCGATTTCTTACAGTAACTCTCTATAATAGTTTCGTATACCGGAGGAAAATCGACCCCTAGAATAATTCCTACTAACGCATCTTGAAATTTAAAAACCTCATAATGTCGATCCTCATTTGAGAAAAATACCCAACGGTATTCAGACTCATCTTTCCAATCTAACATTTTTTCAAAGAATAGTTCTTTGTAATACTTATTTAAATGTTGTTTGGAAAATAGTTTTAATCCCAGGCTTTGAATTTCTTCAGAATTAATTGAATTGAAAGCATAATGACTATTTAGGGACCTTGCTCCGTAGTTCACGAAACCATGGTGAATTAAGCCTCTTTGGGAAAATTCATCATCGATTACTTTTTCTAGTATAGTTTTATCGAACATTAAACATACTCCAGTATGATTCCCACCATATTGCGCCCACATTCTAGGATGTGAATAACCTCTTCCATCATGCTCCATGAAATAATCTTCACTTCCAACCATATCCTTTGTGAAACAAATTAACTTAGTATTACTCTTCAAGATTGAATTAAGCTCATCTTGCATTTTAAAAAACTCATCATTATCAAGAGAACCTGAGAATCCAAATCTCCAATTTTGACGTTCCCTTGGATCATTCATGTAAATATACGGACTAAGCCTCAGATTTCCACTTGGTAAGATATGTTCAAGTGCAGTTGTGTGCGATGTAAAATGATACAGATATTTATTTTTATCCACATTGTCATGAAACATTTCAGTATTCTCCCTTTTAGTTAGTATGTTTAATCACATTTTAACACTTTCCTTATAGGTGCTAAATGGTTAACAAGGGGATATTCACTACCTTTAAATGGACCACTACGAAAAGCATCACTTTCAACCATACTCCAAAATTTTTCTGAACAAAAATTACAGAACTGCTGCCTTGTGTCATTAGTTCTAATAACTTCTCTATTACAAGAATTACACACACACATATAAACGGTAGTATCTTTCATCTTATTCTCCTCCTGATCTAAATTTCGCAAAATAAAAAAGCCCTTATTCAGCGCTTTGGTTTTCTTCATGTTTAGTTATTAACTCTTGCAATTCTTCCTGTACTGTTTCAACTGGAACTTCTTCATGCTTCTTTTTCAGTTCATCTAACTCACTTGTCACATTATCTAGTTGACGACGAAGCTGAACTAATTCATGTTCCTTTTGAGTAGCCATTCCACGAAATAAAGCTTTATCTCCACTTAATACTTTTATTTGGTCCTGTAAATCCTCAATCATATAATCTACTGTCGTTTTTTGTGGCATATTAAGCACTCTCCTCTGCTATGTGTCCTAGCTCTTCAGCTTCTAATATTTCCTTTACTTGTGGCTTAAGCATTTCCGGAACGTTTGAATACTCCCATTTACCCTTTATAATGTACGTTGCATATAACATTGCTAACACATCACTCAACTCCATTTCCTCCTAAGATTAAGTTCGTTAATTCCATAATTGCCATTGCATTCATTTCTTCGGGTCCTGTAACGTTTTGCTGTTTTTCTATTTCTATTAAACAAAGTTGAACTTCTTCAGGAGATAAACCCTCAATCCATTCATCTAACTCTTCATCGAATTTAGGGCTAAATAATCTCTTGCCTTCCCAGCTCTTTAAAGTAACGTTTTTAGGGATTTCATCATCAATATCTAATGAAACAGGTTCAACATAATTGAAGCTTTCATCGTACTTATATGCCTGAATCAACTTAATACCTCCTTAAATTTCTGCTAAGAATGATATACTACTTAGAGAAACATAGCTTGTACTACCAGATGCAAGCACAATAGTACCAGATGGATTTACAGTTACACGCCCCAAAACATTACCTCCTGTAATTACAGGGAATTCCTCTGCTTTACTAGGTCTACATTCTATAGGCAGTGTAGCGATAACCGATCCAACTAAGCCACCACTAGCCATACCGCTTAAATATACTCTATTTGTAGCATCCCTTGTATATCTGGGTTGGTGATGTGATGATCCGTAACCAATCCAACCATTTACAAGCGATAAAAAAGCGTGAGAACGGTTTGTAATATAAGCATTGTCAATAAAATTGTTAGCCATATTAACTCTTGCACCGAAAGCGATAGCGTTGCCACTACTAGAACCATAAAACGATATTATATCTTCATTTAAGCTATTCTTTATTTTGAAGTGCTTGGAATCAGTTGAACTTTTTAAAACCAAAGAAGCACTGGGACCAGAAGATTCATTAACAAAATCCCAAGGTCTGTCAGTGTTGAATTTTAGTAACGACTCGCCTTCCTTTTTCTTGGTTGAAACTATTGAATTTGCATATAATGTTCCACCGATAGAAACCTTACTTCCAATACTAGGAGCTTCAATAAATAACTCATCATCGAAAAAGTAAATAGCACCTTGACCAACATTATCTTTATTAACACTTCTTATACCTATCGTATCGTGTAGAATTCTGTCAAACCCAGAAGTTCCTATTGATAAATTACCGCCACTCATAGATGAATAAGCGTACTCCGTCTCACTTCGTATCTCATTTCCGTTTATAATAGTCTTATTGTTAGTTCCGCTTTTTGTGAATGTCCCAGTTATTGCTGAAAGGTCATTAACATTAAGTTTTTCTGCAGTTATAGAACCAGCTACAATTAACTCAGCACCAGACATACGATTAACCCGGATGTTGTCGATTATAAGTTTATTCGTGGTTTCGCCATTATTTTGAAAAGCTACCCATAGTTGAATGTATCCTGTACCACTTGGTACTGTATACACCCCTGAAGAAGTTCTGAAATCAGTATGTTTGGTGCTAGACCATAGCGCCACAGCATCCCAGGCACTCAAGGGTTGCTTTTTAAAATCCCAACGTCTGAATCCAATTCGAATATGTCCAGTACCAGCAGTGTTGAAGTATCGAGCATCAGCCTCGACATAGAATTTCTGTCCAGGTTTTACGGATATTATATTGTTAACATATGCGGTAGCGTTGCTGCCGTTCGTAGCATCTATTTGCATTGCCTTATTGGATCCATTACCATTCGACCAGCTACTTATGTCGACAACTCTACCACCATCATATCCCCTAGGTTTTTGACCAATAACGTCACCCTCAAAGTCCGGGTTCTCACAAAGGTTTGTAAAATCACCTACAAGAAGTCTTTTAGATTCAATTTGAACCTCTTCAGGCGAAACATTGATCGAAGTAATAACACCATCTTTATTAACCTTTAAATTAATATTTTCCGCATTCTGAGTTATAGCACTCTCTGCTGAATTTATCCTAGCTTTTAAACCACTAGAACCATTAATTTCAGTATCGTATGTTATTTTAGTAACTCTTAAAGATATTTGTTCTGCGTTTTGAATGATAGTACTTTCAGTATTTTTAATTCGTGATTCAAGTCCTGAAATATCACCTTCTAAATCTTCTGGTGATAATGACCATTCAGTCCCTTTGTCACCTTTTTCAAACATAATTTCTTTATCACGTATCGTTTCAGAACTTGTAATGAAGTTTGTTCTAAAACCTAATCTCAAATAAGCAATGCGTGAATCATTAGGTACTGTAAATTTACTTGTTGGTATACTGTTAGCTCCACTTTCAACGCCGTTTGAGGTATAAGAACCCAAGTAAACAAAGTTACTATCATAAAATATCAACTGGCTTATGATGTAATTACAAATAAATCTCTCGCCCCCCACACTGGCAATGAAACCACTTGCTACACTACCCGATTCTGAAAACTCTCTACCATCAGCCCAAGTTAATGCTGTATTTCTTTTTGCATTAGCTATTATAAATAAGTTTCTTGTTCCTATTTTAAGGTTTTCTAACTCATTTTTTGTAACTCTTAATTGTATCTCCTCTGCATTAGCATTTATTTCACTTTCTGCAGTGGATAGCCTTGTACTTAATTCACTTACATTGGAATTTGTCGTGGATAATTCTTCCTTAGTAGCTCTTAATGTAATATCTTTTTCCGTCTGGGTTACTTTCGTTTCAACATTATCTATATCAGTTACAATGCCTTGCATATCAGTAGTATAGGTTGTAGTTGATACTTTAGCATCTAATTTATTTTGAACCTCAGTTTTGGTGAAGGTATCAGCTTTATTAGCTTTGTCCAATAATTGTCCATTAACATACTCTAAGCCAGCCTTTTCAGCTAGTTCTTTTAAAGTAGGTAAGAATTTAACCCACGATGTACCATCCCATTTATGATAGGCGTTATCGGTTGTCCTTATCCATAATTGACCTAAAGCATAATTTGTACCAGTTGGTATGGCATCTTGTTTAACGATTTCTAATTCACGTTTTTCTACTTCAACTTCAACAAAATTCACTTTTTCTCTTATAGGAGCAACTTGATCATCTACATAAGTAATGGATTCATTAATAGCTTCTTGTTTAGCCGTTCCTGAAACAGTATCAGCATAGTGAGTCGCATCTCCATAAAGGTCTGCATCTTGTTGATTCACATACTCACGTACAGCTTGAAGTTCACCAGCAGTTACTTTTTGTTTAAGCACTGCTTGGAGCTTCTTGAAAGTAGCCATGATCTCTTCTTCACTATATTCAATAAAGTCACCTAAAACATATTTCTTTTCGGAAGGGTTTGATATGGAACGATCCACTTCAATTACCCTAGCTTCAACAAATAAAGCAGGGACAAAAGAAGTATCTTTTATTCGTGTTGTATCACCAAGTCGAACTTTTTCATGATCGTATCCAAAAATATGCTCAATAGAAGCAGCATCAACTGTATACTCAATAAGAGTGTTTATTCGTTTATTTAACTCAGCTACACCTAATTCTGTTAATCTTGCAGCTGTGACATCTGCATCAGTTTGTGGTTCGTAAATAGCCCATAAGTGACGATTTTCTTTATCTCCCCATCGCTGTAGGGCTTCTTCATCTTTAACAGAGACAATTGTACGTGTCCCATCCTCTTTTTCAGGTCCAAGTACTATGAGTGCTGTCACAATAGCATCTGTGTTTTCCTTACGTGTAATGTTAATTAAATCTTTACCTAATTCCGTTTCCTTACCTTTGTTACCTCCTACACGTTGCAAGAAGTCTACGTACCTACCAATAATCCTATTTCCTTTTACCTCAACACGAAAGCGAACTTCACAATTAAATGTTGTGGAAATCATTTGAATAGCTTCTAATGCATCGGTATGATTCTCAAAAACTATTTTTCTTGTTCCTGGTACCTCAACTATCCCTAACTTGAATCCGGTATCTGCAAGTACGTATTGTCCTACAGTTGATACAGTTTGATTTTCAAGAGTAGTAGGAGCAATAATTTTTTGTTTCTTCAAATCTGTATAAGATGCGTTTGTATAAACTTCTTTTGTCAAATCAGTATATTGTTTCGTCTCGAAAATAATAAACTCACGAAAGAAACCATCTTCATCTGGAATGATTATCCGATTTCTCTTACTGACATATTCAGCTTCCTTCACATTAGCTTGCATTGTAAAATCAAAGGTTTCTAAGTTTCCTTTTAACGTTTGCTTATGGGAATCTAACCAAAAGAGTGATGTTTCTTCTTTATTTTCAAGGGTACCAATAATTTTTTCAGTCTTATAGTCAAGTATATCAATCATCGATATCTTGCCCTCCATTCCACCTCTACATTTTCAAAAGATGAATAAGGTGCAACTTGAATATTGTTAGTGCTTGGTTTCAGTGCAAAAAAAGAAGCACCAAAATCTTTCAGGTCCTTCCGATCTTCTCCGTTAATTAATATTCTGTTTTTTGCATGATCTATTTCAATCGTATCTCCTGCATTTGCGATATAAGCTATTTGGGTGTCATTCTTCTGATTAATTCTAAAAGCCTTTATATCATTTATTGCTAAAGTTCCTGATGCATTTGTTCCATATTGAGCAACATGAACTACAATTTGGGAAACTGTCTTGTTAAACTGATTGTTGCCATCAACGAAGGGTATCTCTCTCCTCGTATGATGGCGATTAGTACTTGAATCCATTTGTGCGATGTAAGCAGTCCACTTATTGCCTATACGTTGTAATCGAAGCATCCCATAGAAATTATTCCAATTTCCTTTTCGGTCTCCATATTCGCTAATTAGGAAACGTTTGTTAACTAGATCACCAAGCCTAACCTCACCAAATGCTAAAGAAGTTCCACTGTATGTATCTTTCATAGCGAGTTTTGCCACTACATTGCCACTAGAATCTAATAGGTAAATTTCAACTCGACCTACTTGATGTGGTAGACCGTTTCCTAAAGTAATAATTGAATCTAGTCTAAAATCTGTTAAAGGACCATTTGGAATAGTTGCTTTAATGGCAGGACCATGCCAAGCAGAACCTGTACCATAACCAGAAGCAACAAAACGAACGCCATCTGTCACCATTGTTCCTGCAACTATTCCACCATCTACAGCTGAAGCATTTGACCAACCTACTAAACTATTGCATTGATCCCACAGTAACATTTCTTCTTGGACAAATGGCACTTCATTTTCTAAATCTACTGACTCCCCAATTCGCATGTATGCCTCATCTGTGACAATATCCATAAAAGTAATTGGATTCTTTACAGTTGCTCGAAAAATAGGAAAAGTTTCCTTTGTCCCCTTCGCATTAACGGTAGCCACTTCCGACTCAAATACGCCTTTGTAGAGTGGACCGTATTTAAAAGGATCGGTACAGATAAAGCTAATAATACCAGTACCTATCGTCACAATTTCTTCTGCGTCAAATGAACCTGTTACTTCTGCATAATAAACCCGGTCGGGTTCATCATCGAATACCAAGGGCTTAGGATCATCAGTTATTAGCCATGCTGCAAGGTCCTCTTTGAGTTTTTGCAAATCTGAAATATCCGCACCTTTAATAACTACAGGGACATTGATTCTTCTTACTTTTATTCTCTTGCTTTTCTTATAAGCACCAGGGCGACCAGGTACTTCAATTAATTCATGTTCAATAGGAGCCCATGCAGGTCTTTCTCTCCCTTTAAGCACTTTGAGGTAAGATTGCCTTTGCCCATTAAAACTCATTCCAGACAAGTGAATTACCTCCCTCTACCTTTGTTTCTACTTTGTATCTCTGTTATATGTGGTTCGATGATCTTACCGATTGGTCTACCATCCATTTCAATAATATGACCTGATGAAATAGCTTGTAATTGTTCTATTTGAATACCAATTAGGTCTTTTACTAATAAGGTTAACTCTTCAACTTTGTTCCATATGAAATGATTATTATCTGGGGTACCACTAGGCAATTGATTCGGGCGTTTATTGCCTTGTATTTCTTTCCCAGCCAAGGCTAATAGTTTCATAGCATCCGATCGTTTGCTTGGATCTGTAGGAATAACATATTCAGACCATCCCCCCTCAGCTAATTCATACAATCCTTTAGTGTTTATGAGACCACCTGTAGCAAAACCTTCAAACATTTCTCCTGTAGGGATATCCCACTTCTTTAATAGGTTCAGACTATCCTTATTAGGAATAACCTTTGATCCTTTTGGCAAGTGGAGTAACTCAGGTCCTTCTTCTCCAACCCAAGAAAGACCACCAGGAGCATTCCTAGTTCCCTTTGCGAATCCTGGAATATTTATGTTTAATGCTGACTCAATAGCATTTATCGAACTCTTAAATCCTTTTGAGATAATTCCACTAATAGTAATCGTCTTACTTGCATTTTCTGAAGCTTTCTTATGAAGTGAGTTTGTTTTACCATGATCATCAACATTGATATATTTACGACCACTTTTTTCCACATTTTTTTGAAGCCTGTTCGCTCCGCCTTTATCATCAACATTCACATTCTTAGTTACATTTTTACTAAGTTCATTAGTTAGACCTTTAGCTTTTCCTGTTCCTTGGTCAATCCGTTGATTAACAGATTCTTGTTGAGATTTCATTTTTCCTATTTCATTTTTCGCTTGACCATATTTACTAATAGCTGAATCAAGCTTACCCAGTTCTTCTTGTTGTTTTTCATTTAGACCATTTTGAGCATCGCTTATTCTTAATAATTCTGCTTTACGATTAATGTTTTTTTGTATTGCTTGATCTAACTGAGCAATACCCTTATCTCCTTTTTCATTAATGCCAACTTGGGCTAATTGGAGATTAATCATTTCACTAAAAAGCTCTTGAGTTTTTGCGATTTCTTTTTCAGTTTCTGCTACGGCTTTTTGTTTTTCAGATACTTCTTTTGCTTTAGTAGAAACCTGTTGATTTTGGATATGCAATTCCATTTCTAGCCTTGTTATATCTTCAAGTGTTTTTTGGGCAAATAAATCTTTTCCTTCATTTAATTCTTTTTGGTACCTTAACCTTAATTCCGAAATTTCTTTTTCTTTTTCAGCACTCTTACTTTGTGCCTCATCACGTTCTTTAATTTTTTGGTTCCATTCATCAAGTGCATTTAAGTAATTCCGTATATTTTCATCAAGATTTGCATCGTTCTTGATCTGTTGATTTTCTAGTTCAAGCTTAATACTTTCTCTTAATTTATTATTGACCTCATTAAGAGCATCTTTATTGCCTATAATAGAATTTCCTCTATCAGAAAAAGACTGCTTTACTTCTGGAGTCTTTTTAATGATTTCATCATTAAGACCCATCATCTCAATGAATTCTTTATTTGTAAGTCCAGATTCTTTTTTGAGATTCTCGGCTTCATCTTTCAACTTCTTAATTTCTTCAACAGATTCAGCCGTTTTCAATTCACTTTGAATATCCTTAAAACGCAGTAATTCATCATTAGATAGTTTGTTTTTTTCTCGCAAGGACATATACCTTGTAGATAGATCGTCCATAGATTTCTGTTGCTCAATTAATGATTTCACATGATCTAAGTTTACCTCTTTAGCTTTTTCAGTAGCAGCACTTAATCCTTTGACAACAACTGTTCCAACTCCTAATGCAGTAAAGGCTACACCAACAGGACCAGGTATTCTCGACAAGATCCCTGTTAACCCTTTACCGCCACCAAGAGAACCTAATAATGGTCCTACTGCCTTTGTTAAAGCACCAACACCTTGAGAGATACCTCCAATTACCATTAAAGCAGGTCCAGCAGCTGTTGCGATTCCACCAACAGTTATTGCAGTTTTCTGAGCTTCTGGAGATAGGTCTCCGAAGGCTTCGGTTATATCACTGAGACCTTCAACCAAATCAGGTATGATATTCTCTGCAATATCAAGAAGAGTACTCCCTACAGGTTCCATATCCTCAACTAAGTCACGCCATATTTTTGTAGCTCTAGTCCCAAGGTTATCTCTTAATGCATCACTAGCTTTTTTTGTAGCACCTTCTACATCTTTTAAGCCGTTTGTTGCTTCCAACATTGCATCAAAAGCTTTCTCTCCAAGGTCTTCAAATTGGGTACCAAATAATCCAACAGACACTGTATTTCTAGCCGTTTCATCATCGGTTTTTTTTAGTGCCTTAACCACAGTATCAAAAGCCTTCTTTGCTGTGTCTCCACCTTTATTGAATTGTTTAGTCATATCAGTGGCATTTAAGCCTAGTGCTTTAAAAGCTTCTTCACTTGTTTTAGAACCATCTTTAGCTCTAAGAGAAAACTCTTTCATTGCATCTCCAACTTTATCTAATTGGAAAGCACCATTCTCAGCACCAGCTTTAAATTTGGAGAACATATCATCAGCCGTTAAGCCAAACTCAGAGAAATAAGTACTGTATTCAGAAACAGAGTCTAGAAATTCTCCACTAAAATTAAGGTTTTCCTGGAAACCTTTCGTTAACCAGTCCATTGCCTCAGATGCTGACATCCCGAATTGTTCCATTAATACTTTTATAGATCTTAAGCTTTCTTGTTGATCAGCCCAACCTCTATTTTCAAAAAGATCAAGTCCTTTAGTCACATATGAAAGATCAACTTTACTTAAGTCTCCAAGACTCCTTGTAACTCCTGCGACTTTAGCAGATACAGTTTCAATGCTGTCACCAAAACCTTCTTTCCATAAATCCTGTGCCGTTTGATTTAATTCTTTAGCTTTCTTTTCCGATATACCTAATTCAGCCTGAATCTGACCAGAGGATTTATCAAAGTCTAATGCAGTTTTAGTAGCTGCTATGCCAAATCCAATTAAAGGAGCCATTAAAAACATAGACATACCTTGACCAGCAGTCTGCATCTTAGATCCTATACCTGTTAAAGAGTCACCTGTCTTATCGATAGATTGTCTAAAATCACTGAATCCTGCTTCGGTTCTACCTTGTTGTTTCTTCAATTCCTCTAGTTCATCAGTTGTACGATTGATATTTCTCTGTAAGCTATTTAATGTTGAAGATTGATTGTTATAATCTCTTGCTGCCTTTTCGGCTTCTTTCGATCCCTCACCATGTTCTTTTACCATTTTTTGATAGGATACCAAAGCCTTATCAGTAATTGCTTTTTGCACTTCAAGCTTTTTATTAAGTCCATTCAAGGTAGTTTGATACTTATCAATTGATTTATCGCCACGGTCAAATGCAGAAAGGTTAGCTTTCATTTCACTATTTACTAACCGCATTTTAGATCGCAAATCAGTTAAACCACTATTGAGGTTAAGTGTATCTAAGTCTAGCCCTATGGACAGACCTTCGATTTTCTCTGTCATCATTCACCCTCCCTTCTTTATCCACCAAATGCAGCTATAAGTGATTTAGATTCTTTAGGTTTATTACGTTCTCTTAGTAGTTCAATGACAAAATGATAAGGCATCTTAAGTACTTCATTAATGTCCTTACCATCTTTCATTAAACTTAGAATAAGGCTATCTAAATACTCTTTCTGTTTCTCGGCTGTAAAATCGGCATCACTCAATTCTTGTTCGCCAAGTACTTTTTTGTTTCATCACTTTGATAACCTTGAGTAATGAATAAAATCTGTTCTCTCAAAATAACAACAGCCTCAGGACCATGTAATCCCATCTCTAACTCTTCTTTTGTGAACTGACCTTTGTAAATGTAGTTCGTTACAAAATCAATTAGTTTTTCGAGCATTTCTTTTTCACTTTTATTTGTCCCTTTTTCCATTTCGCTAACCAGGTCCAACGCCTGGTAAACTACTGATAAAGGAATGAATACTGGAGTTAAAAATTTCTTAGTTACTAACTCACCTTCTTTAACTTCAACAACAAGCTCTAACATGTTTCTTTTTAAATTAGCCATTTTCTCATTCCTCCTTTAACCAATCATGGTTAATCATTGCTTTAGCAGCTTCTAAAACTCCTAATGCTTCAAAAGTAGTAAACTCATTTTCTTTTATTTCTAATTCTTTAGTGATGGGATTATATATAATTAATAATTTCTGATTCATCAAATCACTCTCCAAGAAACAAAAAGAGTAGGTAATTTACCTACTCAGATAATGTTTTATACTGTTGGTGTAGCATCAGGATGCGCAACACCAAAGACTGCTTGGAATAATGCATCTCGTTGTGTTGTTGTTCCTTTAGGATCAAAACCAAAAACAACAGATTTTTCTTTTGTAAAACCTGCTACTTCTCTATCCATAAATTCAGCAGCAATTTGTTCTGACTGGAATTGAGTTTCACCTTGTTTTGATTGTCCATTAATAGCTTGACGTAAGAAAATACCTTTAGTGAGACCAACCCATTCTTTACTTCCATCTTCATGAGTCTTAGCAAATACACAAGCCACGTAAGGTGGATTATCTTCACTACCATAAGAATGAAGTCCTGCAGTTGTTGATTCTAGTCCAAGTACTGCTTTTTTATCTTCAATTGGTAATGTATGAAATCCACCATTAACTGTAATGTTCCCTGCAGCAACTGCAATCTCAGCTGTTTTATTATCTCCATATGCACGAACTGCAGATTGAGGCATTTCAACAGTGATATTCTGTAAAAATTTTACTCTTTCGATATCTCCAACAATGATTGCTGCTTGTGTTTCATCTAAAACACCGTAATAAAATTCATCTACACCTGTGGATGCTTTATAATTTTTTTCCAATGTTCTTCCCCCTCTTATTCAAAAATAAAAAGGACGCTTTAGGCATCCTCATAAACTTTCCCTCGGTATCTTCTAGCATCACGATATATACCAAAATCTTTATCGTACTCATCAATACCGCTACCTTGACTAAAATTCAAATTCCACATGATCTTCCTTATTTGTTTAGCGATCTCTAGTGTATCTGCTAAATTTAAGGACCACACTTCAATTTGAAATAAAAAATCTTCTGTTAGCCACTTGTTATCAGCATAATCAGAAGGAATTGGAACATCTAATGGATCTATAATTATATGTGTACTTGTCACATCGCCTGATGCAGGATATTCATAGAACTTTATTTTCGTACCGACCTTTTCTATAATAACTGGATCTTCTAAGAGAGCGTTGTATATTTTGTATATCATTACAACCCTCTCCTTATAGCTTCTTTAATTGTATTTCGATAGGCATTTTCTGCATTACGTAAAGCTCTAGCAATGGCACCTTTACCAGGTGGATTAGGATTTTTCACAGTCCCGAACTCATTCAAGTGGATAATACGATATCTTTCTTTTGGTCCTCTCCAATGTATCTTTACAGTTCGAGCTTCACCAATCCACATCGGATCAGAAATTGTTATCTCTTCAATAGATGCTCCAGTATCTTTAAAAGACTCAAACTGACTTTTTAGTTCTTTTACAAATACTTTCGCACCTTCTTTTAAGGCATAATCACTTATGGTTCTAACCTTCGATTTTCCAAAACGTTTTTCTAATTCCTTTTCTAACTTTTGCAAGCCACTGATTTTCACACTCATAACGAAAGACCAGCCACAATAGTTATGAAGCGTCTATCTTGCAAGTTAGGTTGAACATGTATAATGTTATACCGTTTGCTTATATATTCTGGAGAATCAATTGATAAGTAATGTCCATTTGTTGGTATGAATTCACCTTGTGGATCACGTAGAGTGATCGTAATATCGGACAAGGTACCATTCGATTTAGCAATTTCTAAATCTTTTAGCCATACCTCGTCAATTTTTGCCCAGGAACTAAATAAGACCTTCTTCTCTTTCTCTCCTGGTAGTGGTCCATCGTTAGGTTCATGTTCATAAAAACTAATCGGTGTACGTAGGTCACCTGTATGAACACGTGGAGATTTGTATTTAAATTCCCTCAAATCTATATACCTCCCATTAAGCTCCGCTTAAGTGGTCGTTGTTGTGGTAGTCGTTGTCGTTTCATCGTCTAGCACAATTTCTTCAAGTGCTTTATCAATGGCTAAGCTATTGATCTCACTCAAAAAATTATCGTTAAAAAACTCTAAAGCGTCATTATATGCATATCTTGATCGTTCAAATACAAGCTCTTTAAATGATTCATTTGTGTTCATATCATAATCGCCACAGGATCTTTTTAAATTAGCTACAGATGCAGATAGGATGCGTTTCAGGTTAGCATCTTCAGCATTACCTAAACGCATCTTTTCTTTGAATTCCTTTAAAATCACATCTGAAATGTCCACTTAATTTCCCCCTATTCTTTAGGAGTAGTTTGATTCTCTTGTAACTGGATGATCAGAGCAATGCGTTCATCCTCATTTTTCAATCCGTTAATGTCACCGTTTAGATCCGTTATTAACTTTTCTTGCTCAGTTTTATTCATCTTTTTAAGTTCAGCCTGAGTGATAACTAGCTCTAGATTATCTTCTTGATTTCCTGTTTGATCTTCTTCCGAACCTTCTATAAAGATACGTTTGTGTTTTGAATGAATCTCTGAAAGTTCTTTAATACGTTCCTCAGATGGCTCATAGCCATCTCTTGGATATTCATCATCTATCTTATATAGATGGTTATTATCTTCTGTATCTCTAAATCTATTTACAACTTTATACTTCATAATTAAACATCCTTTCTAATTCAATATTGTTATTAAACTGTTGGTGTTGTTTCAGCTGGTGTGAAATTAATATCTAGATCGTAAACTAAAGCTGCTTTGTTATCTTTTGGTTTACCGTTTGCGAATTGTTTAATCGTATATAGTGTTGCGTCTTCAATCGCTAATGTTTGATCAAATTTTCTTAATTTGTATCCACCAGCAATAGCAGCAAGGTATTTTCCTTTAACAAAGAAGATCGCTTTCCCTACAGGCACTTCCTCAGATTCTACTAAATTAATGTTATAAGGAATTGCAGTAATAAACTGTCCGTTAGGTGTTTGAATAGTATTGCGAGCTTGTACACCAATTGCATCAATTGGATTAACTACCATTGTGATTTTATTTAGTACTTTACGTGTCTTTCCTTTTGCATCAGTAGAAAGTTCTTTTACAACACCATATAATTCTCCAATCACAATTTCTCCTCTCTCTGAAGGAGCAAAAGTTAATGTTCCAGAAGAAGCTTTATCTGTTACTGCGCCTGTGCCAGGATCAACATCTTTCATCAATCCAATTGGTTCTGATGAAGTTGTTCCTCTTCCGTTTACAAATCCAAATTCTAAACCAACTGAATAACATTCAACTAGAATAGTACGTACATAACGTTCAATCCATACTGGACCTAGTTCTTGCATATCATTTGGAATAGCAGCAAATGCAGTTAGCTTTAATTGACCAATCTCTTCATCGCTGAACGCAGCATTAATTTGTCCAGCAATGCCATTAAATAAATTACCCCATACATAAGCTTTAGTTGGATCAGAGTCGATAAAACGAGTTACTGCTCCTAAATCTTGTAATCCTATTGCTTCAAGTAAAGGGTGCTCAGAAACTAAATCTTCAAATACACGCTCTTGAGTCGTAACAGGTAAAATTGAATCATCTTTAAATCCACCATCAAGTACTGCAGCATTGAAGAATCGTGTTTCTTCTGATGTTAAGACATTTTGTCCACGTTGTTGAAGGATTGAACGATCTAACATTTCATCATTTACTTGACTGCGAATAGCTGTAGCAACTGAATTTTGTAATGCACCCATATAATTCTGAAGTGCTTCTGCTTGTTCTTCTGTTGTACTATCTGCATTTAAAGCAACTTTTTTCCAAGCTTCTTGTGCATTTAAAAATTCATCTGATTTATTAAATTTAATTGTCATATTCTTTTTCCTCCAATTTTTATAAACTAAAAAAGAACTTACTTAGATTCTGTTTCTGCTTAACAGATTCTGGAGTAGGTTCTTTTTCTTGATTCTTATATTGATTCAATTCATTTTGCATTTTTTGCATTTGAGCCTTTAATTGAGCAAGGTCCTCAGAAGTGTTGTTTTCTTCAGTAATTGCAGTTGAAGTGGCAAACCCTATTTCGACTGCTTCATTTGCACTAAACCAAGTTTCTTCATTTACCATATTACGAATTTCTTCACGCTCAACAGTTGCACGAGTCATATAGATATCAATGATGCCATCTTCTAATTTTTCAAGCATATCCGCTTCTTTACGCATAAGCGTTTTACTGCCCCATACAATCGTTGAAGCTTCGTGGATCATCAACATTGAACCAGCACCCATTATTAACTCATCTGCTGCCATAGCAATAATTGAAGCAGCTGAGCAAGCCCATCCATCTACATGAATTGTTACTTTTCCCTTGTGAGCCTTTAAACGATTATAAATCGCAATTCCATCAAAGGCGCTTCCTCCAGGAGAGTTAAGGTGGATAATTAAATCATTACTTCCTGCAGATTTAAGAGCATTGTCAACATCTGTTGCAGAAGTTGTTTCCCACCACCACGATTCACCAATGTCACCATAGATGGTCAATTCACTAACACCATTTTCTTCATCGTGTACTACAGCAAAATTATGTGGAATGTTTGCTAATTGCTCATTATATTTTTGATTTTTAAATCCAAATTTACGTTTCATCTTCATCATTTTCACCTCCTTTTAGAGCCTCAGTACTTTCTACATAGTTTTTCGTAATAAAGTATTTGTCCATAAATGGATCATCTACCTCTTCAGCTCCAACTTCACTTCTTAGTTCATTACCGCTAAATAGCCCACTAGCTCTTAACTTATCAATAGAATTTGCAAGATCGAATATATTCTGGTAAGAAATACTTCTAATATCAATGCTATTTCCTTCTAAGTATTCATTCTTAGTAAAAAATTTCACATTACCTTCGTCCTTTATTTTTTTAAGTAAAGGACTTACCGTAAACATCATGTAATTTTTTGTTTGCTTCTCTACATCTGCCATATCACCATGAAGTAAACTTACTGGTATACCTATTGCCATTGCGACTTGATCTAAAAAGCCATTTGTCACTTTATTGATTTCATCTACACTTGGACCACTAGCAGATCCATTGTAATGCTCCTTATATTGAATTCCTTTTTGTTGAGGAACTATAGCAATATCCTTTTTACTTACAGACTTATACATATTGTCAATAAACTCTTGAAGTTTAGTTATTTGCTCAGCTGTTTTTGCACTGATCATATCCATGTCAACACTACCACGAATCTGATTCTTTCTTTTTTGTGCGTTTATTATTTTTCCGAATAATTCACCGTAATCTTGAAACAATCCATCAATTAAAGGGGATAAACTTTCATTTTTATATCTCAAATGAATAACTTCATTTTGTTTAAAACCACGCTTGAATTGGTAACCTTTGATTATTACATTAGTGAATGTATCTTCCATAACTGCATATTCATTATGAATATAATCATCTGCAATTAATAGATCACCATCATCTGCTTGTACTATCAGACATTCATTGTCATAAACTAACTTATGAATAAATGTTTCCCAAAAGGTGCTTGCTGTCATATTCTTATTGGGACGTACATTCAAATGATAATACAGATCGTCCTTCACAAAAGATTTACCGTTCTTTACTCTAAACTCTGATTGTCCAATAGTCCTACCTAAGAAAGATACACAAATATCAATAGCAAGTTTTTTCATGTGAATTCGAAGTGTCGTATCTTGGTACATTTCAACGTCAAACATAAAGCCTAATTCACTATTTCTCTTAAATATCAAATCTAAGAAACCCAAGTTTTTCACCCCCCTCTAAAAAGATATATCCATTAAGTAAAAATCAGCATCGTCTTCAATTAAATCATCACGATATAGAGCATGAATGAAAGCCTGGAAACCATCAGTTTTCCTTCTGACTTCATCTTTTTTTCCATATGTTCTATTTCCTTTTGCATCTGTTATTACTTTGACATTATGTGTGTACCAACGCATTAAAGGATTATCACCGTAAACGACTCTTCTTTCTGCAAATATTGTTTCTACTCTTGGTGCTAGAAGTGCTTCTATACCTTTTGTTCTCACATACATAATTTCAAAACCTTCAGCTTCAAGTGCGGTTTTAACCAAATCTAACCTAAATGTATCTGCAACAATTGTTGTTAAACCGTATATTTCACGCATCTTAACGAACCAATTCACAACATGTTTTATATTTATAACAGGCTCATCTACTATCGTTAATAAACCCTCTTTTTCCCAATCTTCAATTGGTGCTTTCATATCCACAGCATTTAAGAAACCTCTTCTTACGAACGAATGACTTAACCAGATATAGTCGTCACCATTTTTAAAAAGTAACCCTACTGCCACAAAGTCTCTAACAGAAGCGAAATCCAACCCACCTACACAACTTCGATGTGATAAGTCAATGATCTCTCTACTGGTTGCTTCTATTTCTTCCCATGTTGCAACAGATGTTTCTAAATCAGTAGCTGGGAAGTTCATACGTTTTGTCATGAAGCGAATTCTTGCAGAAGGCTTTGAGTTACCAAGTGTTATATATTGAGTTTTTACTTTTCTAAATAAACTCTTTGCGTAATCACTCATTGGTTCATGGAACATTGGATTCGCCTTCTGCCAATTTGAAGGATCATCCATTTCTGTATCTGCATCCAAAGTAGCCATGAATACAAATAATGGATCGTCCAATGATTCACCATTCAAAACACGAATAGCACGTTCTTTCAGATCATCTAAATAACCACCACGAACAAAACCATCTGTTGTGATAAAGAATTCTCTGGAATTTTTGACTTTACCTAAACCAGATGAAAAAACATCAACTATTGTAGAATCTTCAAACTCATGAACTTCATCATAAATTACACAACCATCACGTAAACTATCTTTCGTTTTAGCATTAGATGTATGAAACTTAATCCTACTTCCGTTTGTACGACTAACAATTTCCGAACGTTTAGCATGAAATAATGATTCCAGAACTTTCTTATTTTCAGATGTCTTGATGACGTTGTAAATTTCGTTAAAAGAGGTCATTGCTTGTTCTTCACTGTTTGCCACAATAGATACATTGTAGTTATCAATACCATGTAGATCACTAATAAAGAAATTAACTAAAGAAGAGATTAATCCGTTTTTTCCTGCCCCTCTAGCTTTGTATAAGAAAAACTGTTCGTAGAAGGGAAAACCATCGTCTTTGTAATATAAGAAAACAAATGCTGTTATAAATTTCTGAAACGGCATTAATGGGAAGTAGTTCTTTTCAGTAAACGCAATATATCTTTCGTGTTGCTCAACATCAAAATAAATATCTTCACGATTAAGAACATGTTTTTTTAAATATAAAAATAAAAAGACCAAATACTTACTGACTTTAATTAAGCCACTGTCGTATTGGTCCATATAGTATTTAACGTGTTTATTAATTTTCATCTATATCAAATCATTTGCAGTGAATTTCGGTTTCCCATCGTTATCATCAATAAAATTAAAAGTTTTTTCTATGCTCATAATCGATGAATTTACTTTATTCATTTCGTTTAATAGTGGATGGGACTTAACGAATGATTGACTCGCATTTTTTATACTGACAGAAACGCCTTCTTTTTTTACAGTTCGTTCCATACGCCTGTATATTTCAATATGCTTTAAGTACCTACCAACTTTTTCTACTTCCACAGGACTAGTTGTGTCAATCCTAGACATTAAATAATCCTTGATTTTATCTATTCCAACGTCAATTCTAAATGCGTCTTTCAATGCACCCACCCCCCTATACGCGAATTTTTGAAAAAAATCTGGACAGTCGAGCCCCCTATCCGTTCCCCAGAGTTTTAAAAATGCCCAAAACCTTTGACCGGGGGGTAAGATGAACGTTGTAAAGCTTCAGTTGCACCTAAATGTTCAACGATTGTTAAATTATTTCTTACAACTAATTGAGCTTGCGGTGACGGATCATTGATTATCTTATTAATCTTATGAGACACTTTTAATTTGATTTGAGCCAATAGCTCTTCTAACTTCCCCCCGTTATGATTATCAGCACTCATCAGTACTTGTTTGTTTGCCATAAGAGTTACCACCTTTCATCATCCCACTTATTCTTTTTAAATCTAAAACGATTATGTTTTTTGTTATGGCATCTAATGCAAAGTGTTTCTAAGTTATCTAATTCAAGAGCAAGTTCAGGATATGTATAGATCTCTTTAATATGATCAACATCTAACCGTTTGTGTTTATCTGGATCATGTTTATCCGTGTAAACTTTTCCTAGTCGTTTGCATTCCTGACACTCGTAGTTGTCACGTCTTATAGCTTGCTCACGTAAACCATTCACACCTGACCATTGTTTGGATTTATAGAACTTACGCTTTTGTAGTTTAGTTTTATACTCTTTCAATATTGGTAACTTCCTATATTTATGACATAAAAAGACACTATCCACAAATGGATAGTGTCACTATAACTTTATTATTGCGCATGAATATATATATTATTAGATTCAACTCCGTCTATATCTCTACCATTTTGCGATAATTCTACACTAACATATCCATAACCACTGGAAGCCCAAGTAGAACTATTTAAAGCAAATGATTTTGTTGGTGTTCTATTACTAAAGTAACCTGTTTGATATATATATTTATAACTCCAATATCCATCAAGAGGTACTAATGTTGCCTTATAATCTAGTTTACCACAGGTTCCTTTACTTTCAGCATACCAATCTACAGTGGTGGCACCTTTATAATACGTTGGAGCATCTGTCCATACTCGTACATAGCATCCTTTTTTACCGTAGAGTTCCTGATAAGAAGACATTGCTGCTTCTGCTTTACCAGTTGATACAAAAGTTGCAAGTATTAACGGTAAAATCAATATAATACTAAACTTAAATAATTTCATCTTTATTCCTCCAGTACCTTTTATTTACAACAGTTTACAATATACTATCATATATAACTAATTTCAACAAATTTTACCAAAATAGTAAAATATAACTATATTGTATAAATAATCAATAAAGATCTTATATAAGATTTGTTATACTCTCCTTGAAATAAATTAAATCTATATAAAAAAGCACCCTTGAAAGGATGCTTTATTCACTCATGAACCCCATATATTTGATGTAATAATAAAACTAGCAAATGTAACTAAACCAAGACCTACCATAATTCCTATCCCTGTTATATCTCTTAATAAACCTTTTCTCATAATCCCTATGATAATTAAAGAAACGATTATATATAAAAATATAACTATTGCAGTTATCATTGCTGGTCCTGCTGATTCCCATATCATATCAAAAGTTAAAAGTTCTATTTCTGGCAATACATTTCAACTCCTATAATTACTTTAGAAAATTGTACTACCTTGTAAATTACATTTGCAAGTATATTTCTTTTTATTTTTCTTTAAGCTTTTCTTTAGCATTTTTGTATATAATGAAGAAAAATTTCTATTGTACTACAGTTTCAGTACATTAATCGCTGTACTGAAAATCTAGCACTATATCTAAATAGATAACTCATTATTTAGAGACTTTGTCTTCATTTTTAAACTTAGTCATAAAATCCTTCATCCTTGTTATAACCTTAGTTGGAACATTAGGTGTTTCTTCATGAGAAAATCTTTTTAGTTGATTTGCATATTCATTTAGTTCTTTATTCACTATCTTAATTTCATCAACCATCTCTCCATAATATTTGTATTTCCTTTGAAGTTCTTGAGGAGTTAGATGTTGGTTTTCTTCCTTCTGTACTTCTATTTCATACCACTTTCTATACTTGCCTTGCCATTTGGTTAAGTGTGGTCTCATACCTTTGTTTAATACATCCAAAGATAGCCTAACTATTTCTTGGGCATTCTCATTACCCTGAATTTCACTAGCAGGTAGTTCAATTAGATATTCCCTTGTTGACTTAAATAACTCATACCATGAATCGTATACTTCAGTGATAATGTCATTTTCTTCATCTATTGGAATTGCAGCCTTCCTTGTTGTTAATTGAACATATAACTTCCAAGAAATATCTAGCTCTTTTTCAGTCAATTTAGCTTTTTCAAATTGATAGTTTCCTAAATTAAAAGGAGCATTAATTGTTAACGTTCCAGGATTATAAGCTTGGAATGCGTATACTAAGAAAAGGACCAAGCTAATTAAAAGAGTAGCAATTGCTCCTAACAACAATTTTCTGTTCCTCCTTTGTTTCTTCTGCCTTCTAACCATTAACTATTCCTCGTTCTCCTAACTCTTGAATTTCTCACAAGAAAATCGTAGCTCTTATTTTCAAAAGCTTCTTCTATTTTTGATTCTAATTGCCATGAGATATTTCCCCACTTCATTGTAACCGCATAACCTGAATCAATGTTGTCTTGCAATCTTGCAGGTGTTACACCAGCTGTTGGTAAATAAATTCCCAATAAACCATTTCTACTTCTTCCTGCATATGGTCTGAGCGATGCGTAAATCTCCCAATCAACCCATTTCCTTTTAGCCGTATCACTACCTATTAACACAATAGTTACCGTTGATGTTTTAAGGTGGTGAGTTCTGATCTGACTTAAAATATAATCATTACTAGCACTGTCGTAAGCATCAGATAAAGATCTATCTATTAAAGTTTTATTTGAACCATATGTATCCCTTAAATGATTAGCTTTTAATTGATCGCTATAATGATGATAACTTACAAATACGTTGCGACTCATTGTACCCCTCCTGTTTTTGTATTTACTTTATACTATTATTCTACAAAAACAGGTAAATCCCTACATCTTTTTAATCAATATAGATATTTTTAACTACTTACATATTACAACAGTTGAACCCTCATGATCTGCCATTCTTCTGCCAAATATCTGCCGTATATCTGACAATTATTTCGGCCAATGGTTATCTTTTAAAGATTGTATAGCCTCGACTAGTCTATTAGGTGAAATACCGTTTGACATATTAACCCTAACCAATAAATTTATATATAAAGAAGCAATTAAAGTACTTAGTTTAGGACTATGGAAAGCCTCCATACCTTTGTGTATATTCATTATATTAAATGGCAATTTATCTATGATTTTATCAACTTCATGCTCAGTTATCTCTTTGTCTAAATTATGAGCGATATCATTTCGCACAATATTAAACTTTTTATAGCACTCTTTTTCGTCTTTTCTTATAACACCAAGTGAAATACATAAGTCTATTTTCGTCGAAAAATTCATTCTGTTTATATTAATTGCCTCAGGGAATGGCAGCATGAATTCAATTAAATTTATCATTTTCGATTCAATAAAAAGATGCCCCCTAATTATTTTATACAAATCAGTGTCATTATTAATTTCATCTATAAAAGCATAAGATTCTTTAATATTCATACGTTATCCCCCATAATAAAAGCACCCTTACGGATGCTCTTCACTCTTATTAAACTCAATAAATAGATTATTCAAACCTACTTAGTTCCAATTTTAAATCGGATAAAGAATCATTGTTCCGAGAAATATAATTATCTAACATAATCTCTAAATACATCAAGCCGTTTACTGCATCCTCAAAATACCCATGTTTCACAAGCCTGTATGTACTATACGGTTTCCTTTCCTTATTATCATGTAAATAGACTTTTTCAATTCTTTTCTTTTCTACATTAAGAACAATTACCTCATTTTCATTCTCATCATATCCTAAAATAGGACCACTACCAGATTTTAGCTTCAAATTAGGATGTGTAAACATATATTCCTTTTTTGAATACCACTCATATACTGGCTGTAATTCAATAATTAATTTATCTAAGTAATCATTTTGTTTTTTAACAAGGTCGTCAATTTCCTCACTTGTTGATTGGTGTACTTTATGTTGTTCCTCAAGTTTCACTAACAATTCGTCTGTTTTTAAATTCATCATATCCCTCCTCCTCTACTTCATTTGACAAAATTCGGCATAATCCTTTTTTAAAAACAATAATTTTGTAAAAAACTTGATTCAAAGATTGAACAGCCTTTTAATGATGCTTTTCACTCTTATAGACTTTCATTCTAAAAATTAAAACAAGCTTATAAAATATTCTCGCTTTTAATCGATAATACCTTCTTCACACTTAAAGCAATTCCTTGCTTTAGGCATTCCTGGCATGCGTAGTTATCACACTCTAATACAGACAACCTTATTGATAACCCACCATCTAACTTATAGAAAACTTTCTTCTGTTCTTTTGTCTTGCACTCAAGCAAATAATCACTTCCTCCTCATCGCTCCGCCTTTACCACGTTTTAGAGTTTGCATATTTATATTCATAATCTCAGACCAATTAACATTTTCCTTTTCTCTTGACTCAGATTTATTTTTATATTGTTTTTTGTCTTTGTTATTTGATATCCTGCTGATCCTCATCAAATCACCTTCTAATTTTAGGCATAAAAAAACGCCTCCCCATTTAGAAAGACGTCTTTTGAAAATTTAACTTATTACTATTTTAACATGAATATCACCTAATACTTTGCCATTAATCTGCCATTAATCTGCCAGAAACCTAAATATACAGTTTTTACAAAACTGATATTAATCTCATATATTGAGTTTCATTCATTACATTTTGGAGATTATTATTAGGAGTTTTTAGTAAATATGTTAAAACTTGTTGAAGTTTTACATCTGCAACCCTAGGTATGAATTTTTCTATGATTTTTTTAAATCTATTAGAACATAAAGAAAATTGTAGCCTAGATTTAACATCGCTATCACTTACAAGCTTTACAAATTCAATTATTTGAGGTTCATTAAATCGGTTTAAAAGATCCTCATAATAAACCAATGCTACGTCAGATACCCCAAAACCATTCCCTATTGAGCACATAGTTAATACCTTTACATATTTCTCTATAACAGCTTCTGGAATATCACCTGTTTGAGGGACATATGCTGTAATTAATTTAGCATGTGGTGGTTCATTGTGAAAGTTATTGTAACCATTATGAACCATAAATAGATTATCTAACGCAAGATCCATATCAATTGCGACTTGTTCCTCTGGTAAATAAGATAGTCCCTGTACAAATTGTAAGAATTCGTGAGCAAATCCTTTTCTAGATAAATCTGCGTTAGCTGAATAAACTGCATACTTTAACCCTAAATTTTTCTTAGATTCAACTGAACAATTTTTCCATAATGAAGGAGCAACTAGCTTTAAATTATTTCTTATTTGAACATCTAATTGAGGGTCTGTATACATTCCAAAGACTGCTCTGATAGTTGAATCAACTAATTCAACAGGCAACATTTCTATATTGGAAATAATGGGTGGTAAATCTGCGTTTGAGAGTATATTAGTTCTCAAGTTATTCAATAACCTTTTAATCTCCAAAACCGGTCCTTCTGGCTCTTTTGCTAATACCTCCTTAATACAAGTTTGTAACCAACTCGTTAGTTGTAATCCGTCTAAGTCATTATGATTAGGATGAGCTGCACTAGCATGATTTCTCATATCACGTATATAATCAAGATGTTTATAACCTATATCAGTTATTATGCCAGTATCCTTACACCCTTTAATTAATTCCCATTCGTCAAGTTTTTTTAAATCTTCTTCTGATCTAAATGTAGCTCGGCGTTTTGAATCAGTTATAATACTATTTAAAAAATACTCCATATCAAACCTAGTGACTTTGTTACGTAAATTAATCACAGTTTCATTCCAAAGGAAGTTTAATGCTGCGTCAAATAACCCTGCCCCACATGCAGCAATAAATTTAGATATGTATAATGAATTACTTTTTAATTCTGGGGTTAATCTATTTACTACTCTTGGGAGGTTTTCTAAAACATCCATTCTCTCCTCCGGATGAACTAGTACATTCTGCGACGGTAAATTCAACTGTTCTAGATATTGCTGAAGCCCTGCTGAAAAAGCATCGACAGAAGGGCCAACTTCATTGCTAGTATTCATGTTAATTATTTCGTTTTTCTTTGTTTCCATGACTTGTCTCCTATCATAATTTTGATTAAATTTAAAATTTCCCAATAACATAGGATGTGTCCCTATTTATATCCCTACAAATATCCCTATATATTAATTTGACATTTGTACTTCTTTTCCCTTTAATTACCCATATCTTATATTGTGTGTAATTCGCCCAAAGGCTGAAAGCCTTCTTTTATATACTCTCAAGACATATCATGAAAATGAGTTACACATGCGCTTAATATAGATAACTAATGTGAAAACAACGGAATATCATTCTAAAACACAGTATTAACACCTCTGGATACAATTGTTATAGGTACTTTTCCATCCAAATTAAACTAAATACTAATAAAAAGTATAAAAAGGAGCTGTCTAATCAACAACTCCTTGTTCAGCAAACGCGTCTTTTCTTGAATAAAGATTACCTTCTATAGCCTGTTTGTGGAAAATAGAGATATGTTTGAATATGTTGTTTCATCCCTTAAGACGTGTTAATAACACATTATGGTTAGTTCATAGTACATAAAAAACAGGGTTGCCACTGCAACCCTTTAATTTTAATAATTCACCTTATTTTTCATTTTTCATTGCTATTATTGATTAGAAGATAGCGTTAAAATTGCCCCATCCATTTCCAATCTGTTTACTATCCTTAAATCCTCCAATACCATTACCGGAGTATAAATACAGGTTACCATCTCTTCTAGAGATTAGATCATTTTTTCCATCTCCGTCCCAATCTCCTGGTGTCAAAATTGTGTCATGGGCTCCCCAACCTGTACCGATTATTACATTATCTTCTTTAAATCCTCCAATACCATTACCAGAGTATAAATATAGGTTACCATCCTTTCTTGAGATCAGATCGTTATTTCCATCTCCATCCCAATCTCCTGGTGTTAAAATTGTGTCATGGGCTCCCCATCCTGCACCAATCTGTTTACTACCTTTAAATCCTCCAATACCGTTACCGGAGTACAAATATATGTTACCATCTTTTCTTGAGATTAGATCGTTATTTCCGTCTCCATCCCAATCTCCTGGTGTGACAATTTTGTCATGTGCTCCCCAACCTGTACCGATCAGTTTACTACCCTTAAATCCTCCCGAACCATTTCCTGAGTATAAATACAGGTCGTCATCTTTTCTTGCGATTAGGTCGGTAATTCCATCTCCATCCCAATCTCTGGTTACAACAATCGAGTCCATATTACTCCATCCAGTACCGATTATTACACCTTCTACTTTAAACCCTCCAAGCCCATTACCGGAATACAGATACAGATTGCCATCGTTTCTTGCGATTATATCGTTTTTCCCATCTCCATCCCAGTCATGAAGAGGATCATCATTAATCGGCAGTTTAATTGTTCCATTCAGGACATTTCTCGGATTTTCTGTATTCGTTTTACTAGTCCATGATCCATAATGAAATTCAAAATGCAAATGAATGCCAGTTCCTAAGCCCGTATTCCCCATAATTCCAATTGCTTGACCTTGTGTAACACGTTGACCATTAGACACTGAGTAACTTGCAAGATGTGCATAAAATGTTTCATTACCATCAGCATGGCGAATTCCTATTGAATTCCCATAACCATTTACCCATCCTCTATGTACAACAGTTCCACTTGCTGAAGCAACAACAGGGACATTGGACTTACCACCAGAAGCAATATCAATACCATAATGCATTCTGTAATCTTGATAAATAGGATGGAGCCTCATTCCGTATTCAGATGATACTGGTCCATTTGCTGGCCAAATATATGATTCAGCAGCAGAAACACCCATTGAATTTATATTGAAAGAGAAAACTAGTGTAAATATAACTAGGATATAAACTACCAACTTACTAAACTTTTTACCCATTTCTTCACTCCTAAAAATTCATTAATACTCCAACCGGTTATTGTATACCTGGTAATAATATCATATTCCAAATCTTACAATCTACACTATTTTACATAATTGTATATATAAACCTATAAAACTATCAGTTATCCCAAAGTTTGCACATAAAATAAGGCGTCCCAATCGTGTAACTACACTTGATGAGCTTTCTTTTTATAAACGTAAAGTGGTAAGCAAACAGCCTATCTAGTGCTCCTAGTTGTTCCAGTAAGCTTTCTTTTTTTGAATATAATATATCGTAAAGTGACTACTTTCCGTTTTGTTAAGTAATTATTTGTTTTCCAAATCCTTCACAAACCATATATTTATTAGAGCATACACGTTAAGGAGCTACTTAATTATAATTAGATGACCTATATTTTAAACTGTTTTATTGCCTTATTCATTGCATCTTGATCGATACCAATATATCTAAGTGTGAATGCTGGATCCGAGTGATTAAGTATCTTCTGTAATAATGCCACATCTCCTGTTTGCTTATAGAGATGATATCCAAATGTCTTTCGAAGTGTATGTGTGCCAATATCATCTAATCCCACATACTCTGCAGCACCTCGTAAAATCTTATAAGCCATGCTTCTGCCAATAGGTTTGTTAATACCTTCTCTACTTTTAAACAAGTATTCATGGTCTTCTTTATCTTCAATATATTTCTTGAATTCGCGTTGCAGCTGAGGTGTCATATCAATTCGCTTTTTCTTCCCAGTTTTTATTTCAACAATACTAAAATATGAACTCTTAGCATCTTTCACTCTTAATGGAAGAATATCAGAGATTCGAAGCCCTGAATTAATCCCTGTTACGAATAACATATAATTTCGTTCATTCTGCTCATTTAAATAACGTTTGATTTCAAAGATCATGTCTGGATCTCGAATTGGTTGAACAAATTGCATTAGCAACACACCTCATGTTCTTCATAGACCTCAATCTTTAAAGCGACAGCAAGCCTAACAAATGCCTTCCCTTTCACACGATAGTACTTCCTTTCGCTTAGATGAAGATCCGAATAAACATTATAGTCAAACACCTCTTCATCTTCCATATATCTTTTTACTAGAATTGCTCTCTCAAGATGTCCTAAGCGATTAACTGCTCTTTGTACTTTTCGTAAAAAGTCTTTGCTATATCGTTCATGATCTACCTTCTTAATGGCAATATCTTCTGTTTGTGAATGATTTTGATTTGTCTGAGATGGAGGTAAAAAAGAAAATGATTGTGTTAGTCTTGGTAACTGTTCTTCTGGTACGTGCAACTTAAAAATTCTATACTTCTCAAGTACTGCTTCAACAGCTTTCTTTGTTTCTTCTCGATTGATTTCAGGTAATAATCGATCCATGACAATTCCTCCTTAAATTCATTAAAAAAAGACACCAATCATTAGAGCATCTAAATGCTAGAACGATTAGTGCCCTCGGTTTTTCCGTTAGGCATATATAGGAAATTTAATCTTACTTCAAACCTTCTTCTTTACAGTAGTCTCTAATCTGTCTACCTTTCCACCAAGAGTAATGATCAGTGTTTCACCATATTCGGGAAGATCATGTTCTATTAAAATTCCATCCTTAACAACATACATTTTCTGATTATTCATTAAGCTAATTTCTGCTCTCATTTTTTCTATATTAGCATTCACCGAGATCACTCCCATGGTATAATTAATTTAGGTGTTGTCGAGAGAGATCTCGGCTTTTTTTATGCGCTCATTCTGTTGTTATGAATATATAACTTCACAATAGTTCTAATGTTTGTTAATACAGGATAGATATCGTATGGTAGAGATTTTGATTGCTCCCAATTTATGATAGTCCTAGGAGTAACATCTAATGCTAAAGCGAATGATCTTTTTGTTAATCCAATTGATGTACGCATGAAGTAAACGAATTCAGCAAATTCCTCTATAGTAACCTGTTCTTTCACTAGCTAGTCCTCCCCTTATTAAAGGATTTAACATACTCTCGTCTTAAATTAAAAGTACAACCACACGTACAAGAAAATCTATATACACCCTCCGTTGATTTTGACTTAGTATAAATTGTGTATTTACAGGACGGGCAATACGCTTTAACAAACATATGATTACCTCCTTAAATTCCTATTAATTTATGATGAAATCTTTTTAAGCAATAATTGAAACGATTGTTCTTAGTAGTTTATTTTGAAAAAGAAGTTCCATCATTGATCCTCTCTCAATTTTTATATTATTTGTAAAAATATTGTAAAATAGTGTAAAAATACCACACACTCACTACCAATGTTACAGATAATAATTCATAATATGAGTATATTAAAATACTTTCATTTAAAAGGAGTTAAGATGACTAATCCTATTACTGAAAAGATGTTAGACAAAGAATGGGAAGAACTTATATCACTTGCTCTAAATGCAGGAATAACTGTTGAGGAAATACGTGCATTCTTTGAGCAATATTCATGACCTTTTATAGTTCATTTTTTATTCTAGATTTCCTTGAACTACGAACACAATAATTAAAGACCTCTTAAAACGATAAAAAACAATAAGCAAATTTTATAAAACGTATATTGGTAGATTAGACAGACTTTTCATGTTAGAACTTCCTAACTTTACGTAAACGAAAGTATTAAACCATAGACATAGTTTATTTATGGCAATTTAATATTGGAGGTGTTAATATTCTTTACGTTCATTTAGACAACATAATTGGTACTTTGATTTCTATCTTTGTTTTTTTCGAATTATCCAAACGAATTTGGCGTTAATCAATTCCTTTCATTATTCTCCACCTAAAGCCACTTTGTAAAAGTGGCTTTTCTTTTTGTGAGTTCATGTCGAAATTTATGCGAAGTGCGACATGAAGATAGGTTTTTTTGAAAATTCAACAACATATATTATCCAAATATTGTATAATCATTTAAGGAAGGAGTTTTGAACAATTGAAAAAGATAAAAATTGTATTACATAGTATTCTTATTCTTCTTTTAACAACCTCCTGTCAAAAAGAATATACTGGTGAATATGTTAGGTGGGGAGAAAAAACCAATAGTAATGCAGCTGACCTATTAGAACAAAATGGAATACCATATAAAATCAAAGATGGTATCATCTATATTCCAGAAGATGCATTTGATAAATCAATATGGTGTTGTTCTTAAAATGGCTGTTGCCTAAACAGTCCTTTTTTTATGTCGCAATTTACTTCTAATACTCACTTAGAAAAATTTCTTAAGAGTTCTATTTGTGATGCGTTTGTGAAGAGTTCCTTTTTTTGCAGCATTTACATCCCCTATCAATCTAGCAACCCTATATAAAAAATGTGAAAACTTAGTCAAATTCATTTCTTCTCCTCCAATTTATGAACAGGAATAGCCTTCCTTAATTCGTGATCTTCTGATTTTTCGTAAATATACGTTAGTGCTGTTATTTGAGACCTTGTTTTAAGGTCGAGAGTTTCCATAGTAGCAACTTTCTGCCTAACTAATACTGGATTCTTTTTAATCTCATTGAGTAAAACCTTTTCTAGCAATTTCATATTCACACAACAACGACACGAGGTGTTCCAGTTTCACGATGAACTAAATGTAGTTTGTGATCGTGTTTTAAATTCTTTTCGATAAGCCAATTGTTTGGATTTAAACCAGACTTTACAAGCAACTTTTTTTGCTCTCTAGTTGGTCGTTTTCCTTGTTTCATGCCGATTCCTCCTCGAGTATGTGCCTAGATTTATCAAAGATATTTTGTAGTCGTGACAGTGGATAATCCTTCTCATTGACTTTAAATACTTCGATATTAGGTAATTCAAGATCTAACCGTATGATAATGTCGATTAAATCTCTTTCTTTTGTGATACTACCGGTATATCCAAGGATCTTTGATTTACTAAAATTTAAGTATTCAATACGGATCCAAAAAGGATATTGAATCATTATTCCTTTTTCTCCTTGTAATTTTTGATTCGATCGAACAATTTCTTCTTCTCTAACTCAAATGAATCTATGTCAATGGCAACTTCCTGCGATTCATTTTGTGGTGGGTCTTTATCCTGGTTGTTCATCCACTCAGGCACTATTTCTTTACGGCTACTGTTGTTATTAAATCTTTGTTGTTTAGACTTTCTATCTCTATAAGCCATTTGTGCTGCATGAACTTCTTGAACAGTTTTTAATTTTTTATTAGCCCAATCCTTAAGAACTGCAGAAACATATTTCCAGTTTCTACTTCCATTTTCTATAGCAATCTTCATTGCCTCGATTACCAACTCTTCCGATAGATCATCAACCCATAAATAAATATTTTCAGAGATATAAGGGCTAATAGTTCCAAATCCATTTTCTTCGAAAAATGTAATCGGTGAGTGAGCAATCGTGTGAGTAGCTTCTTCTTCTTTTTCTTTCTCTGTAGTAATCTCTGTAGTAATCTCTGGTAATGGTGTGCTCAAGTTGAGCTCTTCGACTGCTCTATCTGAGCAACTCGACTGCTCATTTTGAGCACATGGACTGCTCATACCCTCTAATCTTTCATAATCGATTCGATACCATTTTGTTTTATCAATTTTCATTTTATTAAAATTACCTGTAACCAAGATTCCTTCATTTTCAAGCTTTGTTATAATCCTACGAATTGTCGCTTTTGACCACCAAGAGAACTGTTCTACCCAATCGTCATAAGTGTTATAAATCCATTTATAGCCTTCGTATCGATGTTCACTAATTTGCAACCAGTAGTGGATTTGTTGAAGTACAATGCTTTCATTTAATCCAACCTGTTTAGCGAGTGAAGGTATTATTAACAATGGTTTTTCATCTAGTAATAACTTGCTAGACATGTTCGCCCTCCTCTCTTTACAAAAGTGGTCATTCTATGAAATAATTAATTCCTGAATAAAAAATTTAACGTTTAACAATTTTCTTTCCTGAGCAATTTCCGATGCTCTATCTTTACATTGATTAACAGTGTGGGCAAACACTAATGTAGAGTAGATCGTCTTGAAATTGTTTTTTACTTTGATTGAAAAATCCACTTCGTAAATCATGCTTTCCTCCTTCTAGAACTAAAAATCGAGCGCCACATGATGTATAAACTTCCACATAACAGAATCAGTAAATACCATGCTATAAAGTTCATTAGGTCCCTCCTTTTTTAAAGAAATAATGCATAACTTGTCCAACAACGGAATATGTATTAATAACAAGCTCGCATCGTCATAGCCAGGAGTGGAATGAACACACTCTTAAGGGGTTGGGGGAAGAGTACTCCTAGCTATGACGACAAGATCTTTTAAGTTCTTGTCGAATTTTAGTGAAAATGATAAGATAGTAGTATCGAAAACGTATATATATATCTGATTAAGCAGTTAGTGTACTAGCACTTGCTGCTTTTTTATTTTTTAATATTTCAGGTAAGTTTCTCATTTGAAATGCTTTTCTAACTTCTTCTAATTGATCCCCAAAATTTCTATATAAATGTGAAACTTCTTTTTTTCCTTCTTGAGCAAATTCTTTACTCTGGAACCTTAAAGATTGAGTGATATAAATCATTTCCATACCATCTAACTCAACTTGTTTATTCATTTTTCTCACTTTCTCAAATGCAACATCGAATAGTTTTTGACCCATACGATCTTTTGTATTACGAAAATTTCTCATTGCAACAATGACCATATCTTTTTGAAAGATTGATAATTTGATAGTTTCCTTCATGATATCCTCCTATATATTGACTAGTTTTCTTTCTTCATACCTTGGCATAGCGACTCTTGTGGATAATGATTTTCTTGTCCAATCATCTGATAGTGATTTAAGATCAATTCCAAATTCTCGATTCAATGCATAAAGTGTTGATCTCATACCAGGTCCCAAATCATAAATTTCTTTAAAGTCTTGCATAGGAACATCTGTAACCCTTCCAGGACGTAATTCAGATAACCAATTTTCAATGTTGTCAATTGACTCTAAAGCATGTTTAATTTGTTGTTTAAGGTTTAAAATTGATCTTCCTAAGTCTTCATTAAGCCTTGGATCAACAGGTGCAGCAGATAGTGGATGTAAATCAAATATGTAGTGCACTAGGTCAACGTGCTCGAATGCACCTAATGCAGTGAACCATTTAATAGCTAACTCTGGTGTTGGATCTACTAAACCATTTTCAAGTTCGCTGATCTGCTTTTGAGTTCGACCAATTACTTTTCCTAATGCCGATTGGCTGAAAGACATTTGTTCTCTAAGATCTCTCATTTCGTGATTAATAGTGTGTAAAGAATATGGTTTGTTTGACATATGTTCTCCTCCGATTTATTCAGTTATAGGATGTATTATTAAATTATTAGATAGCCTCTTTATTTGAGGAATTCTTTTGAATCCAGTTCATTAATCCATCGTATGGAATTCTAACCTTTCGACCATCTCGTATAGCTGGGAAATCGACTCTTTGAGTTAATTCATAAACTGAAGTTTTTCCCATTTTTAAGATTTTAGCAGCTTGTTCTACAGTAAGTATTTCCGGACTATCAACAGATGATCTTGATGATAGAAGTGCATCTTTTAACTCTTGAAGGAAGATTTTATTTTCTTCCCTCACAATTTGACGAATTGTTTCTTCTATATTCATATGTGGTTTCAACTCCTAAATCGAAATAATTTCTATTTTAGCAATTTCGTTATTAAAAAAATCTACTATTTTGCATTTCAGTGTTTTAGATAATAAAGGTAAATGTTCTGCTTTAAATGCATATGTCCCATTTTCATATTTCATATAAGTTGAAGCGTTTTTAAAACCCATACTATCAGCCATTTCTTGAAGGGTTAATTCTAATTCAATCCTTCTTTGCTTTATATAATCATTATTAAATGATTTCATATTTAGCCTCCTTATTAAAATTTCTGTTTTAGCAACTCCTTAGCTTTATAATAAATTTCTGTTTTAGAAATGTCAATACAATAATTTCTTTTTTAGCAATTTTTTTATTTCTGCATTAGAAACATGGTAAAATTTAATTGCTAATACGGAAAGATGGTGAAGAAATGGATATAGGTGAAAGAATTGTTTTGCTTAGAGAAAGAAAAGGTTGGAAGCAAAAGGATTTTGCCGATAAAGTCAAAATAAATGTTAGTGTAATGAACCGTATAGAAAAAGGGTCAAGACCTTTAACTGACGTTGAAATAATTAAAATAGCAGATGCTCTTGAAGTTACTACAGATCATCTACTGAAAGGTGAAAGTAATATATCAAAAGTTGAAAGAATCTTGGAGGATTCCAATACACAAATTGCAGCTAATGATGGTAATATTTCACGAGAAGATGCTCTAAAAGCCATAGAATGGTTATTAGAGACTGAAAAGGGTCGGAAACCTGGTGACAAACAATTTAAAAAATAAATATCGCCCTGTATATGGGCTTTTATTTTAACTTAAAACAGAACATACATTCGCAACGTGGCTGTTAGGGGGCAATTCTATGAAGTACCAAATGTCTCATTTAGAGGAAGATGTAAAAGGAATCTATAGAAAACTGAATATAAGTGAACCAATAAGTATTGATATGTGTCGTATTGCTGAAGAATTTGATGTGTGGATCCACCCGCACGAATATAAAAGTCAAATGATAGAACGAGATGGAATGTATAGCATTTTACTTGATAAAAGAATAACAAAGGAAGAACAATGGCAAGATTTCGGACATGAATTAGGTCATGTGATTAATCATGCGGGGAATCAGCATAAAATGAATAAACTATTCAGAGATTTACAAGAATACCAGGCTAATAATTTTATGTTTCATTTTTGTGTACCTACATTCATGTTGTTGAAAATGCAATTCCCGGATAGACGTGGACAAGCAGTCAAAATGATTGCTGAAAATTTTAATGTAACATGTGAATTTGCTGATAAAAGACTTAAACAATTTGAAAATAAAATTTCAGGTGCTCTTTTTCATAAGCAATATATAAAATTATTAACTTTATCTAATGATGAAAAGAATGAAATCTTGAAACAGGTGATAATATGAGGGGACATATACGCAAAAGAGGAAATAAATATTCTATTGTCGTAGATTTAGGTAGAGATCATAACGGTAAAAGAAAACAAAAATGGTTTTCTGGATATGATTCAAAAAGAAAAGCCGAAAAAGATTTGCCTCGTGTTCTTATGGAAGCAGAGAATAACGTATATGTTGAAACAACAGATATAACATTTGGGGAATACATGATAATGTGGCTTCAAAATAAAAAGGATAATATAGCCTACGGTACGTATCATCATTATGAATCTTATTCACGCAATCATATTATTCCTGGATTAGGAAAATGGAAAACCAAGAAGCTTTCAGAAAAGCATATTGAATCCTTTATGAATTCCTTAAAAGAAAAAGACTTAAGCAAAAGAACACAGAGACATATTTATAGAGTGCTTAGAAATGCAGTTAACTCTGGATCAAAGTATGGTATTCCTCAAAATATATTTAATGACATAGAAGCTCCTAAGGTACCTAAAAACAGAATTGAATATTGGAGTGAAGATGAAGTAAAAAAAATTATTAAGGTGTTGAAAGATGAAAAACACTTCCTTCCTATCTTTATAGCTATTACTACTGGTATGCGACAAGGGGAAGTACTCGGTTTGCGATGGGAAGATGTTGATTTGGAAAACAAAGTTATATCTGTTCAGCAACAATTGAAAAAGAAGGCGACAAGAGATGCAAATGGTCGATATGAATTATCTAATATCTTAAAGACTCCCACCAGTTATCGAACTATCTCTATAGATGATAGAACTGTTGAAGAACTAAAAAAACACAAAGCTAAAAAAAATCAAGAAAAAGGGATTGTTGGTGAAGCTTATAAGCAATACAATTTAGTTCATTCTACATCAACGGGAAACTTTATACTTCCCTCAAACCTAAATAGCGTCTATTGGAGAGCGATTGAAAAGGCTGAGGTAAAACGTATCAGCTTCCATTCTTTAAGGCACACACATGCCACTATATTGCTTAAACAAGGCGCTCATCCTAAAGTAGTTCAAGAACGGTTAGGGCATTCAAGTATAGAGATCACCCTTGATACCTATTCCCATGTGATACCTGGTTTGCAAAAAGCAGCTGCAGAAAAATTTGGAGAGTCAATTTATGAATAAAATCCACTTTAATTAAATAAAGGTTTGCAAAATGTTTGCAATTGCCTTTTTCACAAAAAAATAGCAAGGATTGAAATCAACTTCAACCCTTGCTATTCTTAACTTTCCTGACGCGCTCGGAGGGATTCGAACCCCCGGCAGACGTGGTACCGGAAACCACCGCTCTATCCGACTGAGCTACGAGCGCATGATAACTATCAATACCTGAAAATTATACGGCAACTTCCCTTTAATTTCAACTGTCTTTTTATCCCTCTCTATTCGGGTAGTGCAGTTCATTCAACGAGAAATTAACATTTCAATCAACTGTTTGAAATATAATAAATATGGGAATCATGTTTACATGTTATGCTTACAGAGTACATATACATACATAGAAAGATTGACTAAGTTAAAAAGATCAAAAGCAGCAGGCTTTTTGTTTGACCTTTATTGACCATAGTTGTATGATGGAAATACATAAGTAATACAAATCTATGTGCTGTTCTAATAAGATTAGAACAAATCTTTCTTATCATGAAGGAGGAATAATAATGAATTTAATCCCTACAGTTATTGAACAAACAAATCGTGGAGAGCGTGCGTATGACATTTACTCTCGTCTATTAAAGGATCGTATCATCATGCTTGGTAGCGGTATTGATGATAATGTAGCAAACTCAATTGTATCACAATTACTATTTCTTGAAGCAGAAGATCCTGAGAAGGACATCTCAATCTACATAAACAGTCCTGGTGGATCGATCACTGCTGGTATGGCAATTTATGATACAATGCAGTTCATTAAGCCAAGTGTATCAACAATCTGTATCGGTATGGCTGCATCTATGGGTGCATTCTTACTTGCAGCTGGAGACAAAGGTAAACGTTATGCACTTCCTAACAGTGAAGTAATGATTCACCAACCATTAGGTGGCGCACAAGGTCAAGCAACTGAAATTGAAATCGCAGCTAAGCGTATCCTTTTCTTGCGTGACAAATTAAACAAAATCCTTTCAGATCGCACTGGTCAACCACTAGATGTGATTGAAAAAGATACAGAACGCGATAACTTCATGACAGCAGAACGTGCTTTAGAGTACGGTTTAATTGATAAAGTATTAGATCGTAACACGTTAAGTAAATAA